ATAGGCATAGCGTTTCTAGAGAATTTGATTTCAAGAATGTAAAGCCTGCCATCTTCATCTTCTATAACGCCATCGGGGTTAGCGTGAAATGACGCGTTCTTCTGTGATTCGTATGTGTAATCTCCGGTGTGAACTATGAGATGTGGGTGCATGTCACCGAATAGCCGAACTATTGCAGGTTCAAAATAGTTACCTAGCTTCATAGCCATTGTGCCTTCTGTAGGCAATAGCAAGCCTGACTTCTGCGCCCATAAGTACACCGCGCTAGTCCAGGGAGATTTATTCATTATCGGAGCTATGTCGCTGCCGCCGATTGCGTGAGATCTCTGAGCATGCCACTCAGGAGATCCTGCCGGGTGTGTGCCGATTAGAGTGCCGCCTAGTTTGGCAATTGTCTTATTCACTGTGATCATGTTTTGGAGCATAGCAAAGCAGCGCGACATAATTGCAGTTATTGTTTAGGCATGAACTCAGAACAAGCTCTCACTGCACTAGCAGAAGGCATAAAAAAGACCGGGGCAACTGCCTGCCAGACTTCTGACCCTGATGCTTGGTTTCCAGAAGGTGGCGTTATGAATACTAATCTAAGATCTGCTATTAGTCTCTGTAAGATCTGCCCGGTTAGGTCGCTGTGTCTAGAGTTTGCTTTAGTGAATGATGAAAAACATGGTATCTGGGGTGGCGTGAACACTAGGCAGCGCGCTAGATTGCGAAACGCTCAAGGCTAGTGTAAAAAGTAGTCCGAGAAGGGTGTAAAAAGTTAGACACCCGGAATGTGTGGCCGCTCTATTCCCTCGGTTACGTCTTCGTATTCTTCAGGGTTGTTTACCTCAGTGTTCTTTACTGCCATCACTGAAGCGAAGAAAGCTAACGCTGCTGCGACGCTGCTAAGTATCTGCTGCGATTGCTCTCCGGTAACTATCCCGGCGATTACCAGAAGCGGCACTAATCCTGCTACTGCTGCGTAAATTGCTTTTCTAATCTCGGGGTTGAATCTCATTTTGCGTACCTTTCCAATAGGGCTAACGGGTCAAAAGTCTGACCATAGAAGATGTGCTTAGGCGTGTCTCCGTAAGTAAGGTGAAGATGACTGCCGCGCGATGCGCTGCCAGTGTTGCCAACTGCCGCAAACCACTTGTTACCTTCCCAGATTTTAGTGCCGACCTTATGCTTGCTCTTTACCTTCAAGTGAGCGAAGCCTAGATACATAGGCATGTCTTTACCCTCATGCCAGAAGCGTAGGACTAAACAGTGACCAAGAACATCGCTCCAAGTGTTTACTACTATTGTGCCTGTTTCCGGGGCTGTGATCCAAGCGCCTGTAGCAGCGCCAAAGTCTAGTCCCCTGTGTGGAATACTCCTGTTCTCTGTAGCGCCATAGAGTGCTGTAATGCTTGCTTTAGCAAGTGGGTATCTCATAGAGCAACCTGCGAAACAATAGTCACAGCGAAAGCAGTTAGCGCAGCAGAAGCGAAAGCAGTAACCCAGGCTGTCTGCCAGCGAGCCTTTTCTAGCTCTCTGATTCTGTCTTCGTGATCTTGCAGCATCTTGAACCCGGCTTTTACGTCTGCCATGTCACCTACTAGCTTTAGTAATAACTGCTGCTGTGTGCTGCTTCTCGGTATCTGCTCCGACATTAGATAATTAAATCGGTCACTGGCACTAGTATTCTGCCGTCTTCTCCCAAGTAGGCTTCTGGGTCTATCGCTTGTACAAACTCCAAAGCCTTAGACTCTGTAAGTTTCTTGAATGACCAGGCGCTTAGGGCTGTCGGTGTTCCGGTGTAGTATCCCAGAATCTCTGCGCCTTGAGTTACATCACCATTAGCATGAGATCCTTCAGCAGTTCCGCCCTGTAGCGTTATGGAGTCTTCTGGCCCTGTGCCGTACTCAGGATTAGTAAAGTTCAGTTTCCAAGTTGCGTATTTCATAGTCCTAGCTCTTTCTTTGATTGTTGGACTTCTTCAATAAAGTTGTCAAGAACACCCGCTTGTTCCATAGCTTCTATGTGTGCCGCGTTTACGCTTGTGCCGCCCATAAGCATCGCCTTAGCGTTTCCAGTTAGTCGAGCGTTCCAGTAGTCGGGTTGAGCCGTCTCTATCTCTGCCCTTGTGAACTTAGTCTCGAAGCTGTCGAAGATTGCAACCAAGTCATTGAGTTCGCGCTCTGCGCCTATCATGGCTAAGTGTGTTTGTCTTAGCCCGATTTCTGTTTCCTGAGCTTTGAGTTCTTTCATTTCATCTTTTGTTTCACGCAATCGCTTAATTTTTAGCTCTGCTTTTTTAACCCCAATCTTAGCAATCTGAAACTTATAAATCATATCTTGCAGCTCTAGGCAGGTTTGGTAATACTGCATCTCAGGCGTTGCGTGTGAGCCTGTGACAAATCGCTCTAACTGAAAGCGTGACCGAGGCTGTTGCACCTCAGCAATTGCGGCTTCTATTTCTTTATACATTAAAGAGCCTCATTCTGGAATCCTGCTGAGTAATCCCTAGCACTTGATAGCCCTGTTCCTAATGTAGTTCGTGAGTCGCTAGGGAATGCAAACTTGTCTACTGTTGAAAAATTTGAACCATCGTCACCACCAGCCGCATAACCAGCTACGCCTGAATTGGACATGCCTGCCGAGTCACGTCTAGCGCTTGACAACCCTGCTCCTAGAGTAGTTCGTGAGTCGCTAGGGAATGCAAACTTGTCTACTCTTGAGATAACCCCACCATCATAACCACCTGCTACATAACCTGCCACGCCTGAATTTGAGAATCCTGAAGGTGAATAGTTACCGCCTGATAGCCCTGTTCCTAATGTAGTTCGTGAGTCGCTAGGGAATGCAAACTTGTCTACTGTTGAAAAATTTGAACCACCAGCCGCATATCCTGCAACCCCTGAATTGGACATGCCAGCCAATGCACCCCTAGCACTTGATAGCCCCGTTCCTAATGTCGTCCTTGAGTCGCTAGGGAATGCAAACTTGTCTACTGTAGTCCCGTTTGACAGACCACCAGCCGCATAACCAGCTACGCCTGAATTGGACATGCCAGCTAGTGATGGTCTAGCACTTGATAGCCCTGTTCCTAATGTAGTTCGTGAGTCGCTAGGGAATGCAAACTTGTCTACTGTGTCTGTTGCTGAACCATCAGTTCCACCAGCCGCATAGCCTGCAATGCCTGAGTTCGACATACCAGCTAGCCCATGTCTTGCGCTCGAAAGTCCTGTAACTAGGGTCGTTCGTGAATCATCTGAAAAAGCGAACTTATCTACTGTTGTAACGCCGGAGCCAGTGTAACCACCTGCAACATAGCCTGCCACGCCAGCCGCAGCGCCAGCTCCACTGGCCGCAAGTATTCCAAATAGAATCATGCGAGATCGCCAACTAAGTAGTAGCTGTTTGTCGCTTTCTTTGTAATGCTTGCTCCTGCAAACTGTCCGCCTGTGTCTAAGGAGTCATCTTTAGAGTTAAGCGTTACTCCTGCGCCTGCTGCAAAAGTAATAGCTCCTGCCGCGTTTTGAATGAAGTTTATAGTTTCGCCAATAGCTAGTTCGTCATCTACTGTAATCGTGATCGCAGCGGTTGCATACACAAAGCTATTCGCATCTCCTGCAACTATCGCCCTAGAAGTCCCCTGCTCGCTAACTGTAGGTGTAGGGTCTGGGAATACTATCGCGTTACCCCAAGCCGAACCATCGTATTTTGTTAGCAAGCTTGTTCCTGTTAGGTAAGCAAACTGACCATTTACCGGGCTAGTGATTGCCGCATCTCTAGCGCCGCTACTTGCAAAGACCGCGATGACCTGCTGCATAAGGTTATTGTTTATGTCTGAGGCTGGCAGCGTGTTTCCGTTAGCGAATACTTTATAACTCATTTTATGCTTCTTTCCATAGGTCTAGTGTAGTTAGCCAAGTGTCTGAGTCTATGAAGTGACTCACTTTTACCATAGTATAATAATCTAGAATCTCTAACGTGTCCTGAGTGAAGTCCACGCCTATTAGTGTGCCTGGAAGCAGAAAAGCCGCTTCAGTCAAATTGCCTTGCCTGTCAAGTGTTAGAGTTTCTATGTTTTGCACTAGGTCAGTAGGGGATTGGTTGAATACCGAGCTTGCCCAGCGATCTAGTTCTTGTACGCTTGTAGTGTTTAGACTTACATCTTTCGCGTAAGTTCCATAAAGCGAAATAGAATCAATATTTTCTTGCAGGACGAAAGTGTCCGGGTCAGAAGCAAGCTCTACCCTAAGCGAGTTGAAGACCTCATCGCTGCTAGCTAGTGTGCTTATGTTGGTCATACATAAGTGATTTAAAGTTTCGTGATTATTCCCAATTGTATAAATTATTATCTGCCCGGATCCCAATACATCTATACCGCCTAAACGCGATTCGTCTATAGTAAAGTATCCTGCTCCTACTGGGAAGTCTGGAAGGGTATTAGGGTCTGGGCGCGGTACGAATACAAACTCCTGAGTTGCAGCGTCTATCCAAAACAGCCCTAGCCCTACTTGTATCGCTTCTAGAATCAGATTAGACGGTATTACCTGTGTCAGGGTTTCTGAGGGAA